ATTTAAATTAACTGTAGATTTATTTGCGGTATATGAAACTGTTCCTGATCCAGTTAAAGATTCATCAAAAAGATTATTTTTTGACATTACATTTGTACTATCAAAAATAGTGAATGGACTAGAAACTCTTAATCTTCCAAAAGCATCATAAGCATTTGAACCATCTCCGCCGCCAATAATAATTTGAGCTGGATCACAATCGTCTGTACCACATGTATTAAATTTAGACATACCTGAAAAAAAACTATACCTTTGTTGTTCTTGTCTTAACGCATCTAAATAAGATGTGTTTAATTGACTTATAACATTATTTATGGATCTTACAATCTGTCTTTGATTCGATACATCATATTCATTGGTAGGTTCCGGGATTCGTGTAGATATTTTAGTCATTATCTTCTTCCGTCTGGCTGTAAATCTAGTCTAAAAGTTCCATATCTCCAAGATTGATTGACTCCATCATTTTCTATTTTTAAATTAATAAATCGTCCTCTCGCTCTTGTATCTATTTTAGTTGTTGAACTTGTAATTGTAAAGGGACTGAGTGCAGTTACTGTACCTGTTTGTGATGGGTATTGTTTAATATTTAATGTAACTTTAGCATCACCGGTTAATTCTTTAAAATCAGGGACAAATCTTCTCATAGCTAAAAAAAATTCGCCATTGCCTTGTACATCTAAATCAAAATCAAAAGATTGAATATAAGAATTAATAGCTGTAATGGAACCATCAGCGTTAACTTGATTATTTCCTAACTCATGTTCAAAGAATACACTTTGACCTAAACCTGTCTCTCCTATGATAGTAGGAAAACTTCCCGTCCCTGTAGAATTAAATTTAGTTCCAAATGGATTTTTATATAAATTAGCATCTATCCAACTGGAACGAGCTTCACCTCCCACATACCAAACTCCGCCAGGTACACCTGAAGATTCTGAATAGTTATAAGTAACATAACGATCATTATACTCTGAATTATTTGTTGGATAATACCAAATCACTTCGTTATACAGTTTATTTAAACCTGCCATAACTTGTTGACCTTTAGTGATATCTAAATCATCAAACACGTAATCTTGAACCATACAACTCATTGATTTAACCGTTCCATCAAATAAGAAAAATCCTTTTTGACTCATCCAATACGCTACGCCGTCCATCTCAATAACTGCATTTTGACCGACTAAACCACAATTGGTTCCAACTTGTTCAAAACCAAATACGAATGGAGGACCAACTTGTCTCATGGTATAAAGCGCAGTATCTGTCCAAACTAATATATTTTCTTTTGATTTAACTGCACCCATGATTTTTGTTCCGTCTTGCAAACGCTGTGATCCAGCCGTGTTAACAGCAAGAATGGTATATTCATTAATATTTTCCTGATTAGAAAAACGAATTAACATATCATCTTGTGATGTTGAAGTGCCGATTGTTGTTTCCGTTCCAAAATGAATTAAGTGCCTTGTTGTAGGTGAAACTAAAGTAAAACGACTTGCGGTAGGGTTTGAATTTGTTTCAAAATTTGTAGTTGTTGTGGATGCTCTAATAGTAAAAGGGTTTATTGCAGAAGGATCCCAAGTAAACGTTTTACTATTATTAATCGTTGCAACAAGAACTTCTCCATAATTATCAAAAGACCAGAGACCTGGTTCTAAAATAACTTCGGTAGAAGAAGAAGCATCTCCCCAACCATCTGCTCCCCAAGTATCAGTTCCCCAACCATAACCATAAGTTTGAGTTTTAGGTCCTACGACTTCATAAAATTGCGTGTCCATAGAAACAGGATCGTTTGTTACAGCGCCAGATGCATTGGTAGGTAAATTAATAGTTAAACTAAAAGCAGTAGGAACAGAAATAACTTGAAAACTTTTGTTATCAAAATCACTAGAACTATAACCTGTTGCTGGTGGAATAAGTAAAACATTAGTAAAATAAACAATATCACCGGGTTGTGCACCATGTTCAAGAGGCAATGTAATTGTAACGGAATTAGATCCAATCGTCGTTGTAATTTCTGCAGTTAAAAGTTGAGTACGATCGGTATCCAAAGGTGTAATATCATAATACTGACCTTCAAAATACAAAAGTAAAAACTTATCGGTACCGATTGCAATATATTTATTACCTAATAGATCCGCAAAGGGAAATAATTTTCTAGACATACCAACAATGGTATCAGTGGTTGGAGATCTCCAACCGCCTACTTTTTCTGGAAGCCCATAACGAAATCTTACGTTATCAGAATCCACCCAACGAGCATTGGCTCCAACAGACGTGTTTTGTTTATCAAGTCCAGGTGCAATTTTAAATTCAGTAAGAGCCATAAATAAGCTCCTATCCTACGTCTTTATATGCCCAGCCTCTAGTTGCATTCAAATAAACTAAAGTAAAAGCAGCTCCATTTGTGCTTACAGTTAAATCTGAAGCGGCACCTAAAATATTAGAACTGTTTCGTCCTATAGTTAAGTTATTAGAACCAAAAGAAGCTTTTGCATCAATAATGGTTACTTCATCACCAACAGATGGAGATGCGGGTAACGTAATGGTTACTGCAGAAGAACTTGTATCCACAATAATTTGATCACCATTAACAGCTGTATAATTCGCAGATAAAGAAGCATATCCTCTTTTCTGTAAACCTAAATTAATATTAGTTGCATTAGAATAAACTAAAGAAGTAGATCCAACAGGTAAAACCACTCCTGTTCCAGAAACCGTTTTAACGGTTAACGTATAATTTGATGCAGATCGTGTTGTTGCATCTTCTACAATGAAAACTCTTTCTGAACTATCTGGCATAGTCACCGTCCTATTTGCGGTTAATGTCCCTGTAAGTTTGAAGTAATTATTTTTACCATTAGAAGTTGCACCATCATTTAAGGCCAATGCAACATCAGATGAAGCGACATCAACTTCAATATATCCGGTTGATAATTGTTCTAAAATTTGAAGATTAGTATTTGTAATAGTTCCCCAGGTACCAGATTTTTCTCCTGTGGTAATTAGTTCTAATTTTGAATTTGTCGAGTAACTTGATGCCATATTATAAAGTTTCTATCTCCACCCAGACTTGATTTGAATTAGGGTCCAAATCTTGCCAAGTTTGGTTTGCGTTTGGATCGATTGCATTCCATGTTATAACATGGATATTTGAAGTGGATATGTTTTGTCTAACCCCTTCAGGTAATACATTCGCATCAGCAGTAATTGTAACAGATCCTGTAGAAAAAGTAAATCCATTTCCTGTGACAGCTGTATTTGCATCTGCTTTAACCGTAATATTACCAATTCCAAGGTTATATCTTTGACCATTTACCACAACCGTTGCATTGGCCGTAATAGTAACTTCTCCTGTACTAACGTTAAATGCAGTTCCTAAAACATCAACATTTGCATCTGCGGCAATAACTACGTTTCCAATAGTGAAATTAAGTCTATTTCCTGTGACTGAAACATTAGCTTTTCCAACAATAGTAACAACTCCTGTTTCTAAATTAAATCGATTCCCTGTTAAGCCAACGTTTGCCCCTGCAGTGGTAATAACATCACCTGTACTTAAAACAACCTCATTGCCAATAACGGTCGTATTGGCTGCAGCGGTAATTCCAACGACGCCCGTACTGTTATTAATTTGACTTCCTGTAGGTAATACGTTTCCAGAAATAGTAAAACTAACCGTTCCTGTGTCTAAATTAAATCGATTACCGCTTAGAGCTGTTGTAGCATTAGCTGCGATAGTTACGTTTCCTGTAGATAGATTATAGCGATTACCTGTTGGTAAAATTAAGGCATCACCAACAATCGTGATATTTCCAACACCAACATTGGCTCTAGAACCAAGGACATTGATAAGTGCATTAACACTACCTGGATCAGCAAATGGAGCTGTTGCAAAAGGTGTAGCACCGAAGAACATGGCTACGCTCCGTTATCTATTACTGTGTTTCCTGCTGCAATCCATTCTTGTATTGCTTGGTAATCTGTGTTTTCTGGGTCTAGTGGTACAAAAGATGTAACACCATTATCATAAGTAACTGTGTAGTTTATATGCGTTGTATTATCTAAAGCATATACTTTTGTAACTGATGTAAAATTTCTAATCATAATTATAATTCCGCATTTGCTGTAAATTGAAAACCTACATGTGTTCTATTATCACCAGTATTGCTAGTAACACCAAATCTTTTAGGGTTTGCGTCTGCCGTAATAATAATGTTACTGTTATTGCTACTAGCAACTCCAAACCACTCTCTAGTACATTTTCCAGAATTACCTGCAAAATCGTAAATTGTTAAAGTTGGTGATGCTCTTTTTTCTACAGCATAAATTGTACTTGCATTTATATAACTTGTTGTTGGAGAGGCATAAGAACCACTACCAAACACACAACCTATTGCAGTTGCCGTACCTAGTGCAGTTTCGTAATTGTAAGATTTTTCATAATATCTTAAACATCTTCTTAAATTAACATCCCAAGGCAAGAATTCAAAGTCCGAAGCTGTTGTGCCTGCCTCTAATTGTACTCCTGTGATAAACCATTCGTTAGCTGTGTTGTCTGCAAGGTTAACATTAGAAGATGATACTCTTTCATTAGTTGTGCTTGCATTCCAAGATGTATTTAATGTTCCACCTGTGTAATCACTACCTGCACCTAACCAAAACCACATTTGAAAACTTCCTGCATTATCATTATCAAATGCACCTGTTGTATCACCATCAATAGTTATAGTTTTTTTCTCCCAAGTAGATACTGAGGAAATTGTATATGTTTGTGATATACTTCTAGTATTGTCTACATCTCTAAACTCACAAGTATATGTTCCAGTTTTATTTGATTTAACCCAAAAAGATAATGTTAAACTTTCAGCATTTGCAGTTCCTTTTTTTAAATACTGTAAATTTTGACCTTCAACAGTTTGAATAATGGCATTAAAATCTCCTGCTGCTGGACTAGCGTCAGCAGTCGTACAATCCATTTTTAAAGATTTTGCAAAACCTTGACCTGTTGGTACATCTGTATCTTGAGATACTGTAAATGTTCCTAAATTACTTAAAACATTTTTCCATCTATCGCAGGCATTATAACCAGTAGCTGTAACACTAGCTGTAGAAGTTCCTCTTTGAGCAATACTCATATCCCCGTTAATAATAATATTTTTAAAGTTAACAATATCCGTGAATTTAGAATTAGCTATGGAGTTATCGGGAATTGTGTTTGCGATGTTTCCTAATCTTGTTAATGCCATATGTTATGCTCCTATATTATGTATATCTATTCCTTCTTCTACTGGAGGATTAGTAAATGTTCCGTCTTGATTATAAGTAGCACCCATTTGACCATTATCACTTGCTACACAAATATAATGATTTTCAAATCCTGAAGGTACACCACTTTTAATTTCTTCATACTCAACAATATTTTCTACTAAATTTGTTGTTGTGTTAATAATACAATGTCTAAACATAAAACTCCTGAATAATAATTACTCCTGAACCACCTGCACCGCCGTTAGAACCACCATTTGCTCCTGTACCAGCACTACCTCCAGCACCAATAGCATAAGCATAACTTGCACTAGGACTAGAGATTAAAAATTTTAAATATCCTGCTCCGCCACCACCAGTACCACCATAAACTGCACCAGTTCCAGAACCTCCTCCGCCACCTGAACCTCCTCCTCCAGTATTAGCTATTCCTGCTGCTCCACCTACAATATAAGAAACACCTGATGCTCCACCATTAAAAGGATTGCCTCCGCCATTTCCTGTATTAGCAAAAGTTCCTGAATTATCGCTAGAAGATGTAGCACCACCATTTGTACCACTTTGATTTATAATTCCTGTTGCACCTGCTCCTAAAGTTGTAGTTCCACCAGCACCTCCACTACCTGACCAAGGAGAACCTCCTCCACTTCCTCCAGTAGTAGTATGCAAAGAAGTTCCAAATGTAGTATTTCCACCATTTCCTCCTGCAACTGATGCACCACCCAATGTTCCACCGGCACCTCCGCCTCCTCCGCCAGTCATTTCTACGATAATGTATTTAACTCCTGATGGAGTAGTATAAGTTCCTGTGCCTGATGTAAGTTTAGTTATTGTTGGTTTTGTAAAACTAGTTTTGGCATCTGAAATACTTCCATCTAAAATATCAGCACTTGTTAAAGGTACTGCTGTTGGGTAATTGCCGATATAACCAGCCATTAAATCTCCTATGCTACGTCAGTTAATAATTGCAAAGCTACAGTACAATTTCCTGATGCGTCATCTGTTTGAACTTGAATTTTGTCAGAAGTTTGTAAAATAACTTTTGGTAATTCTAAAGATGATCCAGCAGTTAAAGGAACATTTGTAAAGATAGAATATGAAGTTGTTGCAGAACTATCATATTTCTTCAAAGTAACTTGCATTGATGTTGTTGTTGTGTTTGAAATTGTTCCAGCGATAACAAGCGATTTATTAGTTGCTGTATAAATATCTGTTAAACTATTGTTTGCGATTGCTACTGTTGCATCACTAAAATTATTTGCCATTGTTTCTCCTTATGATCCTAAAGCTACTGCAAATGGAATTGAGTTAGGATCGCTTTCCGTAACTGAAACTCCACTTGGTAAAGTTATTGCATTTGTTGAAGTGTTGATTGAAAAAATTTCTAAATCATCTGTTCCGTCAAATACTTTGATTGCATAAGTGTTTGTTACAGAATTGTCAATCCATATTGTTCCAGCAACAGCCGAAGCTGGTCTTGAAGAACCTAAATGATTTGTATTTACTGCTTCTAAAATATTATTTAATTCGCTTCGGAAAGTTCCGAACGCCTGATTTGCTAAAACTACATCTGATACTTGTGCCATATGCTTCTATTACTCCTTTTTAGTTAAGTTTGCAACCCATATCCATTTGCTTGATAATCAAAAGTTTTATTAATAATGGTATTGGTTGAATCTTTAAATACTATGTCAAAGCCAGTTTTAGATTTGTTCGTAACTAAAAAATAATCACCACTTACTAAGTCTTGACCAGTAACAGTTATATTTGGTGTTGCATAGAAATTATTAGTAAATGTAATTGTTTTCGTTGCTAGACCTGAAGCAATATCATCTCCTCGTTCAGATCGTTTCTCTAGCACTAGTCTAACTTGCAGTCCTGTTATTAGAGGTTTTGCCTGATTGTTGTTTGAAAATAAATTAGCTTTAAATTTAAAATACCTACCTCTAAATGTACCTTGTTGAGATATTTGATTATAAGTTGTTATGCTTCCTAAACTTGTATTGCTTGTTCCTACACTAATAGTAGAAGTACAATTCGTAGGTGCATTTCCGTCAAATGGTGCTTTAGCATTATCAAATAATGAAGCACCTCTACCTAGATCAAATAAGTCATAAGGATCATCTGATTGCATAGTTAGTAAGACTTGAAACGTAGCATCATAAACTGCGTCTAAACTAAATGTATTATAAAAATCATAGCTACCTGAAGAAGATATATTATTAGCTACTCCGCCTGTGTCAAAATTATAACCTAGAGCATCAGGATCATCAAAATTTCCAGCAGTACTATCAAATAAAGAAATAGTATCTAGAGTAACTGCTGGATTACTATTTGCATCAGAACCTAAAAAAGTATTATTGTATGTTCCAACAAAAGTAGGTTCTTCATTAACTGTACCTATTGATTGCCAATTTTCTAGTCTTGAAACATTAGAATAAATAATAGCTGGTTCTGCTGATTCGTTTCCTAATTTATCAACTGCTTTAATCAATAAAGCAAAAGGTGGTTCAATAGAGTTAATTGTTACTGAATTAGATTTTCTTCTAGGAACTTGAACTAAATCTGTTGAATTAAACCATGAAGCACCACTACCTAGTTTTTGGTAACGTATTTCATAAAACTCAACATCTAAATCAGTTACAGGTGTCCAAGATAATTGCATTTGGTCAGAACCAACCATAGATAAACCAAAAGCTGTAATATTTTGTGGTGGCTCGGTAGCACCAACAATTTTTCTTGTTCCAGAAACATATGTTGATTTAACT